ATTCTGATCGACATGCAGGCACCCGGCTGCCAATGGCTGGACCTGGTGCCGAAGGAGGCCGCATGACGGACGACGTGCTGGCGCTGCTGGTGTTCGCGGTGGCCTTTCTCGCGCTGCTCGGGACGGCGGCGGGGCTGGTGGCGGTGGTGGAACTGCTGGCGCGGAGGGTGAAGTGGTAATCGGACTGGCGCTGCTCGGCGTGGCGATGGTGGCCTACGGCCTCGGCCATGCACTCGGGAAGGATGCCGGCATCGCCCAGATGTCTCAGCGGTGGATGGAGGCGCACAGGCTGGAACTCCTGCACCGCTCCGAGGACTGGCAGGGCGAGGGCAATCAGCGGCCGACGTGGAGGGTGAAGTGACGCCCTATCGAGAGTTCCGCGACGAACTGCCGCTGCTGGTCCGTGATTTCTTCGACTGGACGGGCGCGGGGCTGGCGAACTTCCGGCATCTGGTGCCGGTGGCGTGCTGGCTGCTGACGGGTGGGGCGCTGCTGGTGCTGCTGCCGGTGGCGGCGGCGGGACATGGGCTGGCGGCGGCGTATCGGCGGATGGCCCCGGCGGATGTTCTGCCGGTGCGGATGTATCGGGCGAAATAGGGAGGCCGACATGGAGACACAGACGCGCACGGCCCCGGTGATCGTGCATTGCCCCTGCTGCCGGTATGGCTGCACGGCGACGACGTGCGAGGCGGCGTATCAGGCGATTGCGGCGCACATCGCCAAGGCCCACGCGCAGCCGATGAGCGGGAGGGTGCAGTAATGGCTGGCGTGAAGGCCGTGACGATGCCCTCGAAGGAATCGGCGTATGAAGCCGCGTTCACGCAGACACCCGGCGAGTCCCTGGTGGCCGCGCTGGACCCCAAGCCGACCGGCCTCGCGGTCCACGCCGCCATCTCGGCGGTCGCCGAGGAACTATCGAAAGTCGGCATCAGCAAGAGCCGCCAGAACCAGTCGCAGGGCTACAAGTTCCGCGGCATCGATGAAGTCTACGGGGCACTGGCTCCGCTGCTCCCCAAGCACGGCCTGATCGTGGTGCCGCGCATCCTGACGCGGGAGTGCGTGGAGCGGACGAGCAAGAGCGGCACGGCGCAGTTCTACGTGACCGTCTCAGCGGAGTTTGACTTCATCGCCGTGGCGGACGGCTCCACGGTGACGGCGCGGACCTACGGCGAAGCGCAGGACAGCGGCGACAAGGCCACGAACAAGGCCATGAGTGCGGCCTACAAATACGCCGCGTTTCAGACGTTCTGCATCCCAACCGAAGGCGACAACGACGCCGACGCGCACACGCCGGAACCAGCCGAGCCGTCAGCCCCGAAGGGTTACGCCGACTGGCTGCTCGATTTCGAGGCGACGGCGGCGCACGGCTACGACGCGCTGGCGGCGGCGTTCAAGGCGGCCCCGGAGCCGTTCCGCACGCACTACCAGGCCACGGTCAGCCCGCAGGCACGGGAGGCGCTGAAGGCCAAGGCACGGGGAGCGGTGGCGGCATGAAGATTCACCGTGTCGACCAACGGTCGGACGAGTGGATGCGTCTGAGGGCCGGGCGTCTGACGGCCAGTGATGCGGCGGTGATCTACACGCAGCCGAAGAAGGGCCAAGCGGAGTCAGAGACGCGCAGCAAGCTCGTATTCCGCACGGCCCTCGGTCGTGTCACCGGCAAGGTGCAGCAGAATCCGTTTGATACGCCGTCGATGCAGCGCGGCCGGGAGATGGAAGTCGAGGCGCTGTCCTCCTACGAGGGCAGAACCGGCCAACTGCTGTCCTACGTAGGCTTTGTCGAGTCCGACGAATTGCCCATCGGCTGTTCGCCTGACGGGGCGCTCCTGAACGACCACGACGAGTTTCGCGGCGGCGTTGAGATCAAGTGTCCGGACGACACGACGCACTGGAAGTATTTGAAGGACCCGTCACGGCTGGTGGCGGCCTACGAGATTCAGGTGGCCCACACCCTACTGGTCTGCGGCGCTCCCTGGTGGGACTTGGCGAGTTACTGCCCGGCGTTCCCTGCGCGGGGGCAGCTCGTCATTGTGCGGCTGGCTGCGAAAGGCGTCCCAACCGGCCCGTGGGAGGGATGCGCAGCGACACAGGCGTACATGGTGGACCTCGCCGCGCACGAGCTTAATGTTCGGCAATTTCTGCGCGAAGTGGACGCCGAGGAAGCCGCCATCCGAGACCTGACAGAGCAGAAGGAGACCACGTGAGCGACACGATTTACGTCCCGAAGTCCAGCGCGAAGGCGCGGCTGACGCCCAGCGGAGAAGTGCTACGGATCTCGTTCAAGGTTGACGATCTGGTGACGTTCGTCCGGGAGCACGTCAACGCCAAGGGTTACATTAACTTCGACGTGAGCAAGCGGCGGGAGCCGAGCAGCTACGGCGACACGCACAGTGTCAAGTTGGACACCTGGCAGCCGACGCGGCAGGACCGGCCCACCGCTGCGCCCGTGGACGCAGACGACGTCCCGTTCTAGCCATGACCATCAGCCCCCTCGACGGCATCCCCGGCACCGTGACGGACGCGGGCAGGCTCGTGCTGGCCCCGGCCGACCGGGCGCGGCTGTCCGGCGTGCTGCGCGGCCTGCGCGGCAAGCGCGTGGATGTCACCGTGGCGGAGCACGCCGCCTCCCGGAGCGCCCGGGCCAATGCCTACTACTGGGGCGTGGTCGTGAAGCTGGCGACGGCCCACACGGGCGACACGCCGGAGGACTTCCACGATGAGATGTGCGCCCGGTTCCTGACGCGCCGACGGATCGAGATCGTGGACTACGCGACCGGCGAGGCGGAGGAGCTTACCATCCCCGGCCGGTCCTCCAAGCTGACGATCAGCGACTTCTACACGTTCGTGGAACAGGTCCGGCTGTTCTGCGCGCAGTTTCTGGACGTCGCGACCCCGGACCCCGATCCGGCGTTCTGGCGCAAGCGCACCGAGGCGCAGGCGACATGAGCTTCCCCAAGCCGACGCGCCGCCCCTCAAAGCGCCAGAGTTACGCGAAGGCCCATCGCGCGGCCTACGCGGCGGTGACGGCGCGGGACATCTGCTGCCGGTGCTGTGGCCGGACGTGGGGGCTGCATCGGCACCATCTGGTATTTCGGAGTCAGGGCGGGCCGACGACGCCGGAGAACGTCGTGTTGGTCTGTGTGGCCTGCCATGACGCCATCCACGCCCGGCGGCTGCGTGTGGTAGGCCTCGACGCGAACCAGCCGCTTACCTTTGTGATGGAGGGACACTATGCATCTGAGCTATCAACCGTCGCTCTCGTCTGACGTGCTCGTGCTGTTCGACGGCACGGCTAAGGCCCCAATGGGCCGCTATCTCAGCCCGGTCTATGACACGCCCGCGCCGGATCGCGGCGTCGTGGTGCCGTTCCCGGTGACGGGCAAGGGCGCGAGGGCGGGCGCGGCCTACGTGCGGCCGGATGGAGACGCGGCGTGAGCCACTACCGCGTGCTGCTCAGCCGCTACCAGCCCACCAGCCGCGCGGCGTGGCGCTCGATGGCGGACCAGCTCGGGCACATCGACGGCTGCATCCTGCGCTGCGTGCTGGAGCGCCACGGCTGCACCTGTGCCGAAGTGGAAGAGACGCTCGGCCTGTCGCATCAGACGGCCTCGGCGCAGATCGCGCACCTGTCCCGGGCGGGCATCCTGGCGGACTCCGGGGCCGTGCGGAAGAACGCGAAGGGCCGCCAGTGCATTGTCTGGACGGTCGCGGAACCGGTGGCGCGGCTGCCATTTGGGGCGGCGGCATGAGCGCCTATCAGCCCTACTTCGTCGCCTATTGTGCGATGCGTCGGCAGTCGCCGGAGGCCGTGCGCGCGTCACGCGGCTGGCAGTGGCAGTTTATCCGCTGGATAGGGCGACGGTGGGCGGCGTGGCGTGCCGAGGCGGGGGTGGGCGGGTCGCTCCATCCTGAGCATCACGTCGCGTTTGCGGAGTGGCTGCGATGAGGGACATTCAGCGCGTGCTCGACGCCACGGACCCTCGGGTGGTCGAGCAGGTCGCCACCTGGAGCATCCATGGGGCGCAAGCCTCCGAGCGCGACGTCGAACGGCTCGCGGCGGAGTATCTGGAACTGCGGCGGGCGGTGGTGGCCGTGCTGGACGAGGCGGACCGGCACCATCGGGAGTGCGCCGTGCGTGTGGAGCCGGTCTGCACCTGTGGGGCGGCGGCGTGAGTCCGCGTGGGCGCACGCTGGTGCGGATACTGCGCCTGTGGTCGCTCATCAACGGGCGCCGATTTCGTCCGGCCGTGGCGCATCTCTCGCGAGAACTGGGCGTGACCAGCCGCACGATTTACCGTGACCTGAACGCGCTGGAAGAAGCGCATTGGCCTGTGCCTCCGCACCGGCCCCACGCCATCAACGGCGCGATGCATGAGCGGAGGGCCGCATGAGCGTGAGCGTGCCCCTGCAATGCCGCGCCCTGAATCTGCCAGAGCCGACCCCGGAGTATCGCTTTGCCCCGCCCCGCAAGTGGCGGCTGGACTTCGCGTGGCCGGAGCGCAAGCTGGCGCTGGAAGTGGAGGGCGGCATCTGGATTCGCGGGCGGCACTCACGCGGGGCGGGCATGGCGAAGGACATGGAGAAATACAACACGCTGGCGATCCGCGGCTGGCGGCTGCTGCGCGTGACGCCGCAGCAGGTCAGCAACGGGCAGGCCGTGGCGCTGGTCGAGCAGGCGCTGACGCTGACGGAGGCCGCATGAGGCGCTGTCAGTGCTACTCCGGCTGCCCCCGGTTCATCACCAGCCGCGACCCGAAGGCGAAGTATCACCCCTTCTGCCGCGCGTTCGCGTGGCAATGGCGGGCGCATCTCAAGGCTGTTCTGGCGGCGCGAAAGGCGGCGTAGATTGGGCGAAACCGTGGTAAAATCGGAGCAAACAGACGGGGCACATGAGGGCGCGAACCCCCATGCACCCCTAACCAGCATCGACAAAGGAGGTCGAGTGGCTGATTCCGATTCTACCATCGCGCGGCGCACGCCGTGGCTCACCGTTCCACCCGACGAACACTGGACACTCCCATCGGTTGGAGGCTGTTACGCCTTCTACGTGGACGGAGTGCTTTCGTATATCGGGCAGACCCGCAATCTGCGGGGTCGCTTGGGCATGCACAACGTTCGCCCTGGCTACTTCGGTGAATACATCACCCCGTGGGGTCCATGCCGGTCTGTCGGCCTCAAGGTCAAGCTGGGCACTCGCTACGGCGAGTGGGCTATGCGCGAAATCAGGCTGATTAACAGGTTGCGTCCACGGTTCAACGCGAGGCGCGGATAAATGGCCCACGTCCGTATCGAAACATCTGTCCCGCGCCATCGGAAGTTCCTCGCGGCCGGTCCTGCGGCCTCCTGGCTTTGGCTGGCGGGCTGCTGCTACTGCAACGAAGGGCTGACGGACGGCCACATCCCGGCGATGGCGCTGCCCACACTCGGCGTGCCCGGGGCTGTGAAGCTGGCGCACCGGCTGGTGGAGGTCGGGTTGTGGGAGCGCGACACCGACGGCTGGCGGGTCCACGACTATCTCGCGCACAACCGCACGGCCGACCAAGTGAAGTCGATTCGGGACGCCCGGGCGGCTGGCGGGAAGCTCGGCGGACGCCCCACGCATAACCTTCCTGAAAACCTTGAAGGTTTCCCAAAGGTTTCGCAGACACAAACCTTACCGGAAAACCCAATTACAACGACAACGACAGCGACAACGGCAGCGACTACGTCAACGCCTTCGGAAGAACAAGAGATTAGCTCCGCGACGAGCGCGGAGCCGTCGGTGATCGACTATCCGGCTGTGGGGAAGCCGCCCTCGTGGGGACTGACGCAGACGCAGATCGACGCATGGGCCGCGCTCTACCCGGGGCTGGACGTGCTGGCCGAGTGCCGGAAGGCGAAGGCGTGGCTGCTGGCGAACAAGCGCAAGACGGCCGGGGGAATGAGCCGGTTCCTTGTGAACTGGCTGAACCAAGCGACCAATAGCGGCCCCCGCCGTGCGGGTGGCGGTGGCATCCAAACCTCCCGCGCCCCGTTTGGCGACCGCACGGGCGGCAACGTGGACGCCATCAAGAGCTTCCTTGACCGGAGGGCCGCCAATGACCAGTAGCGACCTCGCGGCGTTCGGCAAGAACATGCTTGTGCTGTCGAAGGCGTTCAACGAGCCACTGGACGACCAGGGCATCCGCGTGGATGCCTACTTCGACGCCCTGTCGGATTTGAGCATCGAGCAGGTCCACGCGGCGGTGCGCCTCTCGCTGCGCTCCTGCCGGTTCTTCCCGAAGCCGGTGGAACTGCGCGAGTTGGTGATGGGCACGCCGGACGCGAACGCGGATGTCGCGTGGGGCGAACTGACCCGCGAGATCGCCCGTGTGGGCTACTTGGGCACGCCCCGGTTCAGTGATGAGCGCACGGCCATTACCGTCCGCGAAGTGTGGGGGAGCTGGTTGCGCCTGTGCGAGACGTTGCCCGGGGAAGGCCCGGAGCTGGTGGGCTGGATGAAGCAGTTCAAGTCCGCGTGGCTGTCACAGGACCGGCGCGATCTGGAGAAGCGGCTGACGGCCGGGACCGTGCATCCTGACGTAAAGGCATTCATCGCCAGCGAACAGCGGCGGATTGCGGGCTGGGTCGTGCGGCCGTTCCCGGCGCGGAAGGAACCCGCATGAGCGCGGTATCGCGTCGGTGGGTGCTCTCGCGTGGGGCGCTGACGTGCCTGTGCGGGGCGGCGATCCCGTCCGGGGCGTGGGCGTTGTTCAGCCGGGCAGGCTGGCGGCAGACGGTGCGCTGTGCGGCGTGCGCGGCCGAGGTCGGCCTGACGCCACCGGACGCAGGAGCGACGACATGACCTGTCCCTGCGGCTGCTGCGGGATCGTGCAACCTGGCCGACGCTACGCGGCCCCGGCGTGTGTCTGGCGGATGGCGGGACCCGAACGCCGGCAGGCCCGGGCACGGGCGGGCGTGGCGGGGCGCTCTGACTGGTCCATGACGGCGGCGAGTCGAGCACGGGCGCGGCAGTCGCGGGAGCAGACCGTGGCGCGGCTGGTGGAGCTGGCGCTGGCCGGGCGGGTGCGCGAGGCGATTCAGCGGGCGTATGTGGCGGGGTATGACGCCGGGAGCCAGCGACGGCGACGGCAGGAGGCGGCGGCATGAGCGTGCACGCCGGAGTCGAAACATGGCCCCATGTGGGCGAGCGCCATCAAGTGGTGCGCGTGTTGCGCGATGGTCGCGGTATTGAGTGCGGCCCCGTCTGCCCGAGGTGCCGCGCGCACTCATACCGAAAGGTGGCGATGACCGCTTGGCGTCACCCGAGGATCGGCAGGCAGGCCCATTGCACGCGCTGCCGCATCGCATGGAGCATCCACGGTTGGTGCGGCATCTATGCGTGCTATTGGGGGCCGAGCGGACCAGACTGGCACCGTGTCATGGGAGACGTATGGAAAGGCGGGGCGGCATGAGGCCCACGGCGCAGCAGCGGGAACGGGAGGCGCGGGTGGTGCTGCACGGAGCCATCGCGTCACTGGCCATCGCAGAGCATAACGACGGACGGTTCAACGGCTGGCGAAGCTGTCAACCCGACATCAGCGGAGAACTGTTCAAGAAGTCGTTGCAAAAATTGGACGCGGTCACGGCGGCACGCCGGAACCTCGCACACGCTGAGGCGGCCTACGCCCGTGCCATCCGCCGCACGGTGCGCGAGCAGGAGGGGGCGTAGATGGCTAACCTAGTAGGAACGCTGCACGCCTGCGATTACTGCAAGCGCCTCATGCCGTGCGTTGTGGCGAGTGGCCGGGACTGCAACGGGGACGCGGATGGCCCGGACCTGTGCCACGTCTGTCGGCAGGAGCCGGACATGGACTGTGACGACTGTGAGGACTGGAAGGAGCGCGACCGTGGCTAACCCCGATCTCCTCCCGTGGGCCGAGGTGCCGGAGGGGCACGCGGTCTGGTTCCGTGAACTAGGAACCCTCGAATGGCGCAGCGGACACAAGAGACACCAAGGCGTGTTGGTCGCAAACGGAGCTGGATTCTCTGAGTGGGAACGGCAGCAGATGGAGTTCGCCCGTGCCGAGCAGCAGCCGGGTGAGCACGCCGCGAAGATTGCGGACCTTGAGGCGCAGATCGCGTTCAAGGATTCGCTCATCTGGCATTCGCGTGAGTCTGCGGTCTACCAAGATGCGGTCAACGCGGAGAAGGCGCAGCGCAAGGCCGAAGCCGACCTCACCCGCCTCCGGGCCCGACTCGCGGCGCTGGAGCAGGAGATGTGGGCCGAAGTGAGTCAGGGCGCACAGTCCACTGTCGGATCGTGGGTGGGGCGGCTCGCCGCCCTCCGGGAGGGACGCTGAGATGGCTGAGACACTGAGACAGCGGATCGAGGCGCTGCGGGACAGGTATACGGAGCGGTTATCTGTGGCCACGACTGCGGTTTTGTCTCCTCCACCAGACATCACGGTGGAAGAGGCACGACTTGGCGTGGACTATCTCCATGAAGCTGTCGTCGCGCTGACCGCCGCCCTCGCCCTCCCCGATGGGCCGGAGCCGCTGAGCGCGGAGGCGCTGTTGATTATCGCAAGCGCCCTGTCCGGCGAGATGGATCGGTGGACGCCAGAGACGTTGCGGCAAATCGCCGCCAAGTGCCGCGCCCACGCGGAGGCCCAGAGGGAGCCGAGATGAGGTTTCCGATGCCAGACGAGGAACAGTTGGCCAAACGTGCTGAAGGCCCAGCGATGACCCCGACACCCACGCCCATTCTAGTCACGCGAGACGGTGAGTGGTGGGATGTCGGTCGGAATCACGACCGCATTGCGCGGTGCTGGGAACGCGAGGACGCCGAAACCATCGCCGCCCTCCTGCGCTTCCGGGACGCGATGACGCCGGAGATGTGGGCCGAGGTGAAGTCAGGCCATGAGGCAAGGGTGATGATGCGCCCGAAACTGGACAGAGCGATCTTCGCGGCCCTCGACACCCTGCGTGCGGCGCTGGGCAAGTCATGAGCGCGTGGACACCGAACCGACTGCACTTCCTGTGGCGCTGCCAGTGGCGTGTGCGGAGGGAGGCGTTCGAGTATTGGACGCTCTACCAGTTCGGGCCGTTCTACGTCCTGAGAAGGCGTGCGGCACTGACGAAGGAGAGGCCATGCTGACAGATCGAGAAGCACTCGCGTGGGCGTTGTGTGCGTTCGCTGGGGCGTGTCTGCTGGACTATGACTGGCGTGGACTACTGTTCCTGACGGTGCCGGTCACGGTGATGGGCACGCTGCACTATCGGGCGCTGACGAAGGAGGGATGGGCCGATGAACGACGAGACGCGGGCGAGGCTAGACAGGGCTCTGGACGCCTACGTGATGGCAGTGCAGGCGGACCCGGAAGCGGTGGGCGATGGACGATTGGATGCCGAGGAAGCCTACTCTGCCGCCCTGACCGCCCACGAACAGGCCGCCCGTGCGGAGGCCGTGCTGGCGTTCGCGCGCAAATATGACTACTTCCGGGGCGGCGTCGGGGAAACGGCCTGCACCGAGGCTGCACATGACCACATCGCCGCACAGGGCTGGCTCCCGCAGGGGCCGAAGGAGGGACAGTGAGCGAGACAAAGTCAGCGCACGACGTGAGCGAACTCTTGAGTCGCGTGGGGTGGCTGCTGGACACAGTGAGAGGCACGACCATCGCCAACGCCGAGTTGCCGGTATCGGTGTCCGACCTTGAGCGCCTCGCCGCCCTCCTGACCGCCGACGACGAGCGCCAGCGGGAGGCCATCGAAAAGCGGGCATGGATGGCGTGCGGAGGCGACTTCAATCCTACCAATGGCCTGCCGCCCGCGTGGAACGCCCTCTGGCGCGGCATTTGTGGTCGGGCGCCCCTCTCAGAACTCCGCGCCCTCGAAGCGGCCTACCGTGCCGCCGTGGACCAGGGATGAGCCACCCCGCCGATCTGCGCTGTCCGGCATGCGGCCAGCTCGCCAGCGCGGTCAAAGACAGCCGGGGCGTGACCTCGGGCCGGAAGGTGCGCCGCCGCCGGCACTGTCTCCATTGCCACGCCCGCTACCGCACCGTCGAGCGGATCGAAGACCCCGCGCAACTCTCGGACGCCGACGCAGACGCCATCCTCGAGGACGCGGTGCGCCTGCACACGCTCGTCAAGGCCCGCCTCCACCGCGCCGCCTGAGCAACGCTATATGTAGTGGCTTGCGCGAGGGATCGCACAAGCGCAGCCTAGAGGTGCCGCCGTCCCGTGTGTCCCGCCGTTCCTCCCTCCGGCCGGACTGAGCCAGCGCCGGGCGGCGGCCCTCAGCCTATGGCCGACGCGCCAGCGACACGCCCTAAGCGCCACGCCCCGCGCGGCCCCGTCAAAACTTTGACGCAGCCCATGCGCAATGCCGACCACATGCACAAGCCCACGAAGGGCGAGCCGTGCACGGCGGTCAGTAAACGCACAGGCCACCGGTGCAAAGGCCCCGCGATTCAGGGCGGCACGGTCTGCCGGATGCACGGCGGCGGCGCCCCACAGGTCAAGCAGGCGGCGCTGGAACGCCTCATGGCGTTGCAGCATCCAGCCATCGACCGCATGGCCAAGCTCATCGAGCAGGCCGAGTTTCCGACGGTGGCCTACCAGGCCAGCCGGGACATTCTGGACCGCACGATGGGCCGCGCCCATGAATCCGTCTCGATGGAAGTCACGGGCACGGTGGACGTGGTGGAAATCCTGCGGCAGCGGTCGGCCCGACATCGCGCAAAAGCCTAAGGAAAATGCCCGTCGCCCAGCGCGTGGATACGGCGTCGGAGACAGCCCTGGCGGAATGGGCGCGGGACTGCGCGGATGACCCGCTCCGGTTCGTGCTGGAAGCCTACCCGTGGGGCGAGCCGGGGCCGCTCAAGGACCACGCCGGGCCGGATACCTGGCAGATGGCGTTCCTCGACCAGCTCGGGCAGGACGTGCGGGCGCGTGGCTTTGACGGCGTGACGCCCGTGGCCCCGATTCGGTGCGCCACGTCGAGCGGCCACGGCATCGGGAAGTCCGTCATGGTGGCGTGGCTGGTGGACTGGATCATGTCCACCCGGCCGCATTGCCAGGGCACGGTCACGGCCAACACGTTCACGCAGCTTGAGACGAAGACGTGGGCCAGCATCCAGCGGTGGACCAAGCTGTGCCTGACGGGGCACTGGTTCGCCGTGGTGTCGAACCGGATGTATCACCACGACTACCGGGAATCGTGGTTCTGCGCCCCGCAGTCCTGCCGGGAAGAGAACTCGGAAGCCTTCGCCGGCCAGCACGCGGCCGATTCGACCTCGTTCTACATCTTCGATGAGGATTCCGCCGTCCCGGACAAGATCCACGAAGTCGCAGAGGGCGGCCTGACGGACGGCGAGCCGATGCAGTTCCTGTTCGGCAACCCGACCCGGACCAGCGGCGCGTTCCATCGGGCGGCCTTCGGCTCCAGCCGGAACCGCTACCGCGTGACCATCGTGGACAGCCGGGAATCCCGGTTCACCAACAAGGCGCAGATTGCCGAGTGGGTGCAGGACTACGGCGAGGATTCCGACTTCGTGCGGGTCCGGGTCCGGGGCCTGCCGCCGGCCGGTGGCGATCTCCAGTTCATCGACGCCGGGCTGGTGAATGCGGCGCAAGCGCGGGAGGCGCAGGCGTTCCCGGATGACCCGCTTGTGGCCGGATTGGACGTGGCGCGGGGTGGGTCGGATGAGTGCGTGCTGCGCTTCCGGCGTGGGCATGACGCGCGGACCATCCCGCCCATCCGCATCCCGGGGGAGCAGTCACGGGACTCGATGCGGCTGGTAACCCTGGCGGCGGACGTGCTCGGGCGGGACTACGGCGGGCGCAAGGTGTCGATGTTGTTCATCGACGGGACGGGCATTGGCGGCCCGATTGTGGACCGGCTCAAGCAGCTCGGGCACCGCAACGTGACGGAAGTGCAGTTTGGCGCGGAGTCACCGGACCCCAAGTGCGCCAACATGCGCGCCTACATGTGGACCCGGCTGCGGGACTGGCTGCCGCGCGGGGCGATTGACAAGACGCCCGCGCTCGAAATCGACCTGACCGGGCCGGGCTACTTCCACGACAAGCGGGACCGGCTGCTGCTCGAAAGCAAGGAACAAATGAAGAAGCGCGGCATCGACAGCCCCGACGACGGGGATGCGCTGGCGCTTACCTTTGCGGCGTCGGTGGCGCTGCCGTCACGCCGGAGCACATCCGTGGCTCCCGCGCAGAACTGGAACTGGACCTAATGGCCGAAACCAACATGACCGAAGCGATGGGCCGCCTCAAGGCGTCCGTCGAGTATTTCGCCGAGCAGCGCAAGCGCGAAAAGGACGACCTCGCGTTTCAGGTGCCCGAAAACCAGTGGGACAAGAACGCCGCGGCCTCCCGTGAGCCGGTGACCATCGACGGCGTGCCGGTGCCGGCCAGGCCGATGATCTCGATCCCCAAGCTCGACCAGCCCATTCAGCTCGTGCTGAATCAGGAGAAGGCCGCGCACCTGGGCGTGAACATCCATCCGGTGAGCGAGGACGCGACCGACGACACGGCCGAAGTCCTGCAGGGCCTGTATCGGGCGATTGAGCGGGACAGCCGAGCGAATCTGGCGCGGTCGTGGGCGTTTGATCGGGCGGTGAAGGCGGGCGTGGGCGCCTATCGCGTGGTGACGGAATACGACACAGAGTCACCGGACCCGGCCGACCAGAAGATCGTCATCAAGCGGATTCTCTACCAGGATTCCGTGTATCTGGACCCGTCGGCGCAGGAGCCGGACTGGTCGGACGGGGAATACGCCTTCGTCACGTCGTGGATGTCGTTCGACGCCTACAAGCGCCGGTATCCCGACTCGCAGATGGCCGGGTTTGAGTCGGGCGAACTGCCGGCGCTCGTCGCGGACACCCCTGGCTGGGTCAATCTGGACGGCGATAGGCCCGCCGTGCTCGTGGCGGAGTATTTCCGGAAGGACTGGCCGGCCGGCCCGGATGCGGCCCCGGTGGTGCTGTGGTCCAAGATCAACGCCGTCGAGGAACTGGAGCCGACGCAGGAACTCAACGGCCGGTATATCCCCATCGTCCCGGTGATCGGCAAGGAGCTGCAGCCCTTCGATGAGACGCGGCGCTGGGTGGGCATGTATGGGCCTAACAAGGGCGCGGCCCGGATGTTCAACTACGCGGCCACTGGCGCCCTAGAGAGATCGGCTCTTGAAAACCGAGCGCCATTCCTCATGTATGAGGGCCAGCAGGAAGGCTACGAAGACATGTGGCAGCAGGCCAATATCCGTAACTTCCCTTACCTGCTCACAAAGGTGATTACGCTACCTGGGGGGGCGCCAGCCCCACAGCCGCAGAGGGTATTCGCGGACGCGAGCGCGTTGAACACGTCGCTGATCTTGCTTGAAAAAGCCGACCAGTTCATCCAAGCTGGCACGGCGACGTTCGATCCGTCGCTCGGGAACATGCCGCAGAAGGACCGGAGCGGGAAAGCCATCCTCGCGCTGCAGCAGCAATCGGACGCGGGCAATTCCAACTACCTACAGAACCTCGCGGACATCTCGATGACCTACGAGGCAAAGGTAGTGCTGGACCTGATGCCGGCGATTTACGACCGGCCGGGTCGCGTGGCGCGGATTCTGGACGGCGAGGACAACTCGCGGGCGGTGATGCTCAACGCGCCGTTTGTGGCCGACCCCACGACGGGGCGGCCGATGCCCGCGCCGACGAGGGGCGAGGGGGTCAAGCACTACAACCTCCGGGCGGGCACGTATGGCGTGGCCGTGACTATCGGCAAGTCCTTCCAGACCCGGCTACAGCAGGGGGCGGAGACGATTGGCAGCATCTTGGAGGGCAACCCGCAGATGCTCCCGCTCATCGGGGCGACCTACTTCAAGTTCCGGGATGAGCCGGGCATGAAGGAGATCGCCAAGATTCTTAAGAAGGTGCGCGAGAAGGAATACCCCGGCATCGACCGGGATGATGCCGACGCGCAGGGACCGCCGCCCGAAGTGCTGCAGCGGCAGATTCAACAGGCCCAGCAGATGCTGGAGATGGCCCAGCAGGAAATCGCCACGCTGCGCCAGCAGGCGGAGGCCGACGCGATCAAGGCCAAGGCCACGCTGGAGAAGGCGCAGATCGACGCGGAGAGCAGGCTGCAGGTCCAGCAGGCCAAGGCCGCGAATGATGAGCGGCTGTTGAAGATGGAACAGTCGTTTGACCTGCTGCTGACCAAGATCAAGGGGCAGCAGGCGGCGTCGGCAGAGGACCGGATGGATGCCCGGACGGAGCTGGGACAGATGGGCGAAATGGAGCTGGACTAGATGGCGGTGCCCCTCTCGCGCCGGACGCTGGCCCGGAAGATCGCCCCGAACGTGGACGCCGCCCTGCACAACGAGCAGGTGACGCGGCAGCGGGTGACGGACGCGGAGAACCGGCTCGAGAAGATCGAAACCTGGGCGACGACCACCGGGGACGCGGTGCAGGCGCTCGCGCAGAGCGCGGCGGCGGTGGAGGCGATTCTTGGCGGGAACTGGCGCCGGCGGCTGCGCTGGCTGGTGACGGGACGATGATTCTCAGGGCGGACGGGACGCCAGCAAGGCCGGGGCCGTTGTTTGAGATCCCCGCATGGGTGAAGGACGAGCTACGCAGTCTGATGACAGATAGGGCTAAGCCGCTCCGGCGCTACGGGGGCGCTGTAGTGGTGCTCACTGATGACCGTGGCGTGGTGGTGACGCGGCCACTGATGGGCGTGGGCCAGACGGTGACGGTGCGTCTGCCGGAGCGGTTCCGATGAGCGACGACGCGGCGAAGTATGCGTTGCCGAACTACCACGTCGAGAAGGTGCAGCCCTACTGTCCCAAGTGCGGAGGGGCCATCCCGCAGCCTCAGAATGTGCCGAATCCGCCAACACTGGAGGCGACCAGCCAGTGGGATGTTACATGCGGCTGCGGTGTGACGGTACGTGTGAAGTTCTGGCGGCACGAGCCTGTCAGCCTGTTCGGGATCTAAGGAGGTCACTTGAAGAAGTCGAGCAAGAACGGCAAGCGCAAGGGCTGCTGACCGTGGCCACCGTCACACGGACCAAAACCTACGCCGTGTGTCCGTCCTGTGGGGCAGACGCTGGCTGCGTGGACCATCTTTTGCCGAGGGCGACGACCACGCACTGGTTCTGTGACACATGCGGAGATGGGTATCAACTGGTGTGCCCTGGTGACGGATCGGTATCCATCGCGCCCTACCCAGAGCGAAAGGTCACGACCGTGAATGTGCTGATGCTGCCACCGCATCCCACGCCGGTCTATTTCGTCGTGCGGGGGATGCGCGTCGAAGGGGCGAACATTATGCCACGCGACGACGAAGATCGACGCGCCTCCGAGCAGTTCTTCTATGAAGAAAGCTCGTGCCCGACGAACTGGCTCAAACCGACGATGGTGTATGTAGACGGCGATTCTGACCCTCACGGCCTCCTGAAGTTCGTGGCGAGTCGGGATGCCGGCGCCTTTCCTGAGGACGAACCACATGGTCCCAATGACCACGACGACGCCGTCGTCGCGTTCATTGAGTCCAGCGCAAGGGCTGCTGACCGTGGCTGACAAGACCGAGCAGCGCCTCTTCGAGGCGTGGCAGGCCGCGTCTCGGGCGTATGCGGCTCATCCGACTTCACGGCCAACCGTGGTCAGCGAGAAGCTATGGCAGGACTACATCGCCGCGACCAACGCGCTGAAGGCGTATCAGGCGGGACAGGGGCAGCCGCATTGATTGCGCATACCAGACGCGGCTTTCTCGCGCGCATCGGTGCCGTGCTTGCGGTGCCGTCGCTGGCCTCAGCGGTGACGGTTACGCCACGCTTCCGCGTCGTGCGGTCCTACGATATTTGGCGCGACGCCTATCACTATGGACTCGCTGAGCATGGCCTGAGCCTGCCAGCCGGCGTGGAAACTGAGGCGCATCATCATTCCGAGGCATGGAACCCGCCAACGGATGGGCGCTGGGCGTTTATCTGGATGGCGCGAGCGGCATGACCTGCCCGACCTGTTACGGCGTCCCTGGTGGCTGTTCGACCTGCGAAGGCTCCGGCGTCGTGGCGGCCGTGGCCGAGCCGGGCGCGGTGACGTTCTTCGAGGCCGTGGAACTGGTCTACGCGCTGCAGATTACCGGGCGGCCGTTCCACTTTCTGCACGGTAAGCCCCGGCTGGTGGAGGTTGGCGCGCGTGTGCTGAAAATTGCGCGATGATCCATCAAGAGCCGTAATGCGTCACCATCAATGCCATGCCAGACCGGATGTTCGATTGAGTATTGGATACCTGGCGTCGGGCCGATGTGGGCGGTGACCGTCTGCGGTTTTCGCTTGACAGGGCGCGAGGTAGACGCGCATAGTTGACACGGTTGGTAGGCTCGCGCCGTGTGAGCCGCGACCGAACTGAATAGGCTTCGATGACCCCGCGAGGGGACAAGGCCGCATCTAGCGCGTAGGCGCTGGGCGCGGCTGTTGTCGTTTCTAGGGTCAAGGCCGTTCTGGAGCAGACCGCTCCGGGGCGGCCTTTTTTCGTTCAGGGGGCAGATGGGCACGCAATACGCCGAGAGCACGGACGGATTCGAGATAGACAGCAACATCCCGGAGCCGGACGCCCAGGCCCCGGCCGCCCCTGTTGCGGGGGTGACCGCCGCGCCTGCTGCGGCTGACGACATCGAAGTATCCGAGCCGAACGCCCCACACGGCCGGGATCAGCGCGGCCGTTTTCGTGGCGTGACGGTGGACCCGGTCGAGCCGGAAGAGGCCGACCCTGTGGCCGCCGCCACGCCCGATCCTGAGCCGAAGAAGCCCGCCAAGCCCAGGGAAGATCCTAACGCCCGCATCTCGCAGGCCATCGCCCGCCAGCGCGAAGCCGAGCGCCGCGCTGAAGCCGCTGAGCGCCGGGCCGCCGAACTCGAAGCCGCACGCAGCCAGCCGCAGGTGGAGCAGCCCAAGCCGGTGCCCGACCGCGAGCGCTACATGGCGATGCCGAACGCCCCGAAGGAGGAGGACTACGAGCGGTATTCGGATTACACCGCCGACCTGTCCATCTTCATCGCGGATCAGCGGTATGCCGAGAAGGAACAGGCCCGGCAGCAGACCGCCGCACAGCGGGGCGCCGAACAGGCGCGGCAGGCCGTCAACGAGTCCTTCATCAGCCGCATCGAAGCGGCCGAGCCGGCCTTTCTGGAGTCCGTCTCCCAAGAAGTCCTGAACATCCCGACCTTCGACAGTTTGCAGCCGGGCGAGCCTGTTACCGCCTGGCACGCCATCGGTGAAGAAATTCGCCGGTCGGAACACGTTGTGGGGCTGATGCGGTTTTTCACGCAGCACCCCGATGAGCTTCAGCGCCTCGCCACGCTGCCCCCGCGCGAATTGACGCGGTCCATGGCGCTCCTCGAATCGCGGATCGGTGCTGCTCCCTCTGGCCCAGCCCAGCTTCCGCGTGTCTCCAGTCAGGCGAAACCCCCGATCCGGCCAGAACGGGGCGCGCCACTTAAGAGCGACGAAGGGTCTGACGACGAGTCCATCGAGGCGTATATTGCCCGAGAGAATCGGCGGCAGGCGGCCCGACGCGCTCGGTAACGCCACATGGCACTCAACACACTCGCCACCCCGACATGGGTGATGAAAGAGGTCGCCAGGGGCTTCACGAATGAGGTCAAGTTCCTCGCCAACGTGAACCGCACCTATGACGACCAGTACAAGCAGGCCGGTGCCCGTGTCGGGAACACCGTGCAGGCGCGGCTCCCGCAGCGGTTCACCGCGACGGACGGGCAGGCGCTGCAACTCCAGAGCCTCTACGACCAGACCGTCCCGATCACGCTGACCAACCAGAAGAATGTCGCGTTCGGCTACTCGTCCGCGCAGGCGTCGACCGAACTGGACAATATCCGCACCCGCTACACGCAGCCGGGCGCGGAAACGCTGGCGAACGCCGCCGACGTGCTCGCCTACAACCAGGTGGTCCGGGATGTCTACTCGTCCGTGGGCACGCCCGGCACGACCCCCAGCGCCACGCTGACCTATCTGCAGGCCGGCGTGAAGCTGACGGATCTGGCGACTCCGATGGATGGCCGCGTGGCGGTCCTCGACCCGATGGCGATGGTCACCCTGGCGAACGCCTCATCCACGCTGTTCAACCCAAGCGCGGTCATCTCCGAGAACTACCGGAAGGGCCAGTTCGGACGCGAGCAACTGGGCGTGACGGCGTGGTATCAGGACCCGAACCGGCTGTCCCACACCACGGGCAGCTACACCACGTCCACACCGCTGGTGAACGGCGGCAGCCAGACCGGCTCGTCGCTCATCACGGATGGCTGGGCCTCGGGTGCGGCCACGCTCAACAAGGGCGACGTGTTCACCATCGCCGGGGTCAACACGGTTAACCCGCTGTCCTACGCCTCGACGGGGCGGCTGCAGCAGTTCGTCGTGACCGCTACCATCACCTCAACGGGTGGCGACATGACGATTGCGATTTCGCCCTCGATCATCACGTCGGGCCAGCTCCAGACCGTGGACGCCTCGCCCGCGAACAACGCCGTCATCACGGTGCTGGGCGCGACGGCGGCGGCCTCGGGCACGCTGGCGGCGACGGCCTCCCCGCAGTCGCTGGTCTATCACCCGGACGCCTTCGCGTTCGTCATGGCCGACCTGTTCGAGCCAGACGCGGGCTGTAAGGCAACCAGGGTCCGCAGCAAAGCCCTCGGATTCTCGCTCCGCATGGTGGAGCAGTATCAGATCGGCTCGGACCAGAACCCGTCGCGCCTCGACATGCTGATCGGCGCGGCCACCATTCAGGCCCGGCTCGCTGCCCGGGTGTGGGGGTAATCGATCATGGCACTCACCACCACCACGCTCTCGGCCGCTGTCACGGTCACGGATATCTCCCTCACGGTGGCCTCGGCCACCGGCTTCGCGGCGGGCAACTTGGTCCTCGTGGATCAGGAAGTCATGGTTGTCGCCAAGAACTACGTCAGCGGCACGAGCATTCCGGTGTCGCGGGGTCAGAACGGCTCCGTGACCGCCGCGCACGCCTCGTCCGCCAACGTCACCACGTTCCTCGCGTCGGACATCACGTCGCAGGGACCACAGACCATGACGCAGTTCCCGGTGGCGGGCAAGGCCCGCGTCGTGACCAGCGTCAGCGCGACGGCCACCGTGTCCGGCTACCCCGGACAGGATGCCGTCTACGTCCTGAACGGCACCACGGCGCTCCCGATCACCCTCGCAGCCCCGACGAAGGACATGGACGGGTCGCTGCTGATTGTGGTCGGCAACGGCGCGGCGGCGCACACCATCACGATTGCCGGCGGCCTCGGCGCGGGCGGCACCACGATTGACGTGGGCACCTTCGCCACCGGCTCGCAGATCTCGATGCCGTTCATCGCGGTCAACGGCGCCTGGTGCGCGCTGGAGGGCGTCATCGGCGGCACGACCGCAGTGACGGCCCTGGCGACGGTGACCTGGGCCTAACGCATGGCCTACGCGGTCGTGATTCCACCGGGCGACGACGTGTCGCAGGCGCGGATGCTGGATCTGGTGCGCCAGGTCCAGGCCGGGTCTGGGACCGTCTCGCTCGCGTGGCAGCAGGCCGCGGCGCTGTTTGACGGGTTGATTGCGGAGGGCATTCGGACGCCCGACACCCATCAGGCAGCCGGAATGCTGGCGTGGAAGATGGGGCAGCCTGCGAAGGCGAGCGCCCACTTCCACGCCTGTTTGACGCAAGATCCGATGCGGCGGGATGTTCGGGACGCGCTGATTTTCGCGCAGGACTTGGACCCGTCGATGTCGGCGGACGAGCGGTATGCGCAGCGGCGGCTGTGGTGGGCGCTCTACGGGGCACCCGCCTATGCGGCCCGGACGCCGCACACCAATGCCCGGATGCCGGATCGGCTACTCCGGGTGGGCTATGTCTCGGCGGACTTCCGGCAGCACTCAGCCGGCCTCGCGCTGGAAGGGCTGCTCACGGCGGGGATACCCGGCACGCGGACGTTCTGCTACGCGAACCACATGCCCGACCGGGACGACGCCTGCACGGCGGTCTATCAGAGCTTGACGCGCTACCGGAACGTGGCGCACCTGACCGATGAGGCGCTGGCGGCGCGGATTCGGGAGGACAAGATCGACATCCTCGTGGACCTGTCCGGGCACACGTCAGGCAACCGGCTGCCGATGTTCTGCCACAAGCCCGCGCCCATCCAGATCACGGCGTGGGGCTACGCGCTCGGCACTGGCCTAGACGCGATGGATGCGCGGTTCTCAGACCCCATTGCGCGGGGGGAGGAACCGGGCACCGAACAGGTGATTGAACTGCCATCGATCATCCCGTGGACCCCTCCAGCCGGATTCCTCCCGCAGTCGGTCAAGGCCGACTATCCCGTGTTCGGGGCGTTCCATCGGTGGGATAAAGTGAACGACGACGTGCTGGCGACGTGGGGCGAGATCATCCGCCGCGTGCCGGCCTCGGTTCTGCGGTGCAAGGGCGAGATTTACCAGGCGCCGCATGTGCAGGAGGCGATTCGCGCCGTCGTGCCTCGGGTGGAGTTTGTCGGCGGGACTACGCACCGCGCGCATCTGGCGGCGATTGGCGAAGTGGACGTGATGCTGGAGCCGTTCCCGCAGGGCGGGGGCGTGACGACGTGCGAGGCGTTCTACATGGGCGTTCCGACCGTGACGCTGCAGGGCACCGAGTCCAGGGCGCGGGTCGCTAGTGCCCTCCTGACGCATGTGGGGGCCGCCCGTGGCATCGCCACGACGCGCGAGGGCTACATCGCTGCTGCGGTCGCGCTGATGCAGGACACGGCCGCGCTGGCCGCAGACAAGGCCACGTTGCGGGATCGACTACTGGCCTCGCCCATCTGCACCGGCTATGCGGAGGCCGTCTCGGCGGCGTATCGGACGTTGTGGCGCGCATGGTGCGCGTCACCTGTGCAGGAGTCGTAATGTCTATCGTCATCAACCCTGATTCGGAACTCGGCCGCGAACTCGCCAAGTGGGACGCGCCGCGCCCCCGCACGGACTATCCCAAGATGCTCTACCGCGCCGGGAGTCTGAACGGTAAGACGCTGTGCATGGCGCCGCCGCCGTCGCCGTTCGGCTGGCGGGATCAGGCCGAGTATCAGGCCGCCATCAACCAGGCCGAGTCCTTTACCACGTCCTGTCAGTTGATCGTGCAGGACGAGGGGCACGAGCGGATCGCGAAAGGGCAGGGCTGGGGAGAATCGCCCGCTGAGGCGCTGGCGGTGGCCGAGAAGGAGGCCAGGGCGCTGGGCGATGCCGCAGCCGAGGCGAACTTCGCGGCCCGGCGCATGTCGGATCTGGCGCAGCGGGAACTGGACGAGGCGAACGAGCTGACCCATGAGCACATCGCGGATGTCGGCCCCAAGACCCGGAAGCGCCTGCGTGAGCAGGCTGCGGAGGCGTAAGTATGGCGATCACTCGACAGCCGGCATCCGTGACCATCACGGCGGTCAATGACAGCCTCGCGTTTGCCGTGCCTGTGGAAGTTGTGGGCGCGACGTTTCAGGGCACCGGCCTCACGGCGGGGCAGCGCGTGACCCTGCGGGACAGCGCCACGGTGGGCGGCGGCTCGATCATGGCCGACTACGCCGTGCAGGCGTCGTCCAGTGCGGCCGACCTGTGGGGCGCTAGGCCGTCTCGCATGGTGGACGCCGTGGGGATCGACAACAACACGGTTGGTGGCACCTGGGCCGTGGTGCTCTACATCCGGTAGCACGCGATGGCGACCATCGGGGACACGATTACCGCCGCCCTGCAGGACTTGGGCATCTACGAGGCTGGGAACACCCCGGCCTCGGAAGATTCCGCGCTCGCGCTCGCGCGTGTCAACGAGTGGATCGACGGCCTCGCCAACGAGAACCTGACCATCTACACCATCACGCGCACGACGTGGACCATTAGCTCGGCGGCGTCCTACGCGGTCGGCAGCGGCTCGACGGTGAACGTGGTGCGGCCGGTGAGTGCGCAGGCCATCCAGAACATCGGCTATCAGGACACGTCCATCAGCCCGACGCTGGAGCGGATGCTCGGCCCGTGTCTGACGGAGGACGCCTACGCGGCGATTCCGCAGAAGGCGCTGACGGGCGTCTATCCCCAGTATTTCTACTACAACCCGACGATGCCGACGGGTACGTTGATTCCGTATCCGATTCCGACCAGTTCGACGCTGCAGGGGGTGCTCTACACGCAGACGGCCCTGACGCAGTTCTCGGCGCTGACGGATACGGTGACGCTGCCGCCCGGCTACAAGCGGTTTTTCCGCACGAACCTGACGCTGGAGATCGCCGGGGCGTTTCAGGCGTCCCCGTCGCCAGCGCTGCTGCAGGCGGCGGCGGAGAGCAAGGCCGACATCAAGCGTACGAACACGCGCCGGATGGACATGTCGGCGGACCCGCGAGCGTTCGTGACGCGCTCGCCGTTCTGGTACGACATCAACGCGGGCCAGTAGATGCCAGCCTACCCCGCGTTCGTCGGTGGCTCCTACGTGGCCCAGTCGCCCATTGCGGCCAATGCCCGCACGGTGAACTTCTACTGTGAGCGGCAGGACGTGGGCGGCGGGGCCCCGACGGACATCCTGTATCCGACGCCCGGCGTGACGCTGCTGGATACGGCCACGGTGTCCCCGGGCCGGGCGCATTTCGCGCAGGCCGGGCGGGAGTTTGCCGTCATCGGGCCGACCTTCTACGAGATCAGCAGCGCCGGGACGCTGACGAGCCGAGGCACCGTCGCGCTCGATGCGAATCCGGCCACGATCTGCAGCTCCGGGGATGCGGGGGGCGAGCTGTTCATCACGTCCGGGGACAACGGCTACATCTTCACGCTGTCCACCAATGCCTTCGCGCAGGTCCGCACGGGCGGCACCACGATGGGGGACTTCCTCGACGGCTTCTTCCTGGCCCTCGATGCGGCGACCTCAACGCTCTACATCTCCGACCTGAACGACGGCACGACGTGGGACCCGACGCAGTATGCCCAGCGGTCGATTGCGCCGGACCCGTGGATCTCGATGAAGGTGTGGGACCGCTACATCTGGCTGTTCGGCTCGGAAACGTCGGAAATCTGGTATGACGCCGGGACTGCGCCGTTCCCCTTCGCCCCGCACCCCTCCGGGCTGGTGGAGATGGGCTGCGCGGCGGCGTTCTCGCCGGAAGTCGTCTCCGGCGCGATCATGTTCCTCGCCCGGAACGCCGAAGGCACCGGGACCGTGATGCGGGCCTCCGGCTTCACACCGGATGAAGTCAGCACCTTCCCGATTCACGTCGCGCTTGAGAGCTACGCCTCGATTGGCACCGGCATCGGGGACACCTACGAGCTGGACGGGCACAGCTTCTACCTGCTGACGTTCGCGGACGAGATTACCTGGGCCTACGACGCCACGGTCGGCCCGCTGCCCCCGGCCATGCGCTGGACGGAGCGCGGGACGTGGATTAGCGAGGATAACCAGTTCGTCGCGTGGCGGCCCCTGTATCACGCCTTTGCGTTCGGGCAGCACCGGATGCTGGACCGGAGCACGGGGGCGCTTTACCAGCTTGACGCGGCGGTTTACACCGACGTGGACAGCCGCCCGCTGGTGCGGCTCCGTCGGCCCCCGGCGATTCCGGCGACGGACGCGCGGCTGTTTGTCTCCGAATTTGAACTGGGGATGGAAACCGGCCTCGGGTTGCAGACCGGGCAGGGCAGCGACCCGCAAGTCGCGCTGAAGATCAGCGGCAACGGCGGCAAGACGTGGGGGCCGGAGCGGTGGCGGAGTGCCGGCGCGGTTGGGCAGTATTCCACGCGCGTGTTCTGGACCCGGTGCGGCTCCGCGAAGCGGGGCGATGCGTGGCAGCCGGAAATTACGGTCAGTGACCCGATTCCGTGGCGGATTACCGGGGCGCAGTTCCGCCCGAGTGTGCAGGCACGCTAATGGCCTACACCACCGCCACGCTCAACACCCGGGAACCGATGGTGGACCTCAAGCGGAGGCCGACCAAGACGTTCATTGATTGGGTCACGCAGCTTGTGGCCGATGTCGATGCGTCCCCGGCGCGGCTGCAGGTCACGTCGGTGACGGGCCAGACGGCCTCGATCAGCACGACGCCGATTGTCACCGGATCGCTCGCCACGGGCCTCTATCGGGTGACCTGGTATGCCCGGGTGACCACCCCGGCGACGACGGGCGCGGCGACCAGTTCCTTGACGGTGACGGCGGGCTGGACGGATGGCGGCGTGACCTGCACGTATTCCGGGGCGGCGATGACGGGGAACACGACCGGGACAGTGCAAAGCCAGACGCTCATGGTGAACGTGGACGCCGCGACCCCGGTCACCTATGCCACGACCTATGCGTCGAACACGGCCGGCCAGATGGTCTACAAGCTCTCCCTCGTCTTGGAACAGGTGAACGCCTAATGACCACGCGGATTCTTGACGCGACGGAGTGGGCGCGGGTGCCGACCGACCTGCATGCGCTGTTGCCGCACGTCATTCCCGGCGATGCCCAAGTCGTCGTCGTGGAGGACGCGGGCCGGATTGTGGCGTCGTGGGCCGTGCTGCGCGTCGTGCATCTGGAAGGGCTGTGGATTGACCCGGCCTACCGGGGGCGGGCGGGCGTGGCGCGGCGGCTGTATGAGGCCACGCTGACGGCGGCGCGGCGCTGGACGAGCGGGTGGGCGATGACCGGGGCGGCGACGGACGACGTGCGGGCGCTGCTGGACCACGCCGGGGCGCAGAAGCTGCCGATGGACACCTACGTGATGCCCTTGCGCGACCGAGAGGCCAGCCGTGCCGCGTAACGACGCCGGGCCACAGCGCCCAGACTTCAACCGCTCCCCGTCGCTCCTGACAGGGATGAACAACCGTGCGGAGTATCGCGGGAAAACCGCCGACGAACTCAACGCGACGATGCCGGTGTTTGAGTCGTGGGAGCAAGCCGTCGCGTCGCCGTTTTTTGCACAGATGGACGACCGCTACAAAACGATGTGGCTGCAGGAACTCTATGGGCTGGGGCAGGACCGGGCCGTGCGGGACGGCCGCATTGTGAACGACAACCACAGCCTTCGCAATGGGATCTTGGGCGGCATCGCCATGCTTGGCGGGATGTCCGCGCTTGGAGCCGCGTTGCCGTCAGGCGCGGGCGCTACGGCGGGCACGCTGGGCGGCATCAGCACGGGTGCGGCCGCGCCGGGGGCGACTGGCGCAGTGGTAGGGACAGCAGCAGGAGTCGGTATGCCAGCACACATTGTCGGGACCGGCATCAATGCCGCAGCACAGGTTTACGGCGCGAATCGGGCCAACGCCGCGAGTAACCGCGCGGCGGACGCCAGCGAACGCGGCAACGCGGCGGAACTGGCATTTCTGCGCGAGCAGGAGGCCGAACGGCGGCGCCAGTGGGACGCCGATCAGCAGCAGCAGGCCCGCCAGTGGGCCGCGTCGGAAGAAGAGCGCGCCTACAACCGGACGCAGTCGGAGGCCAACGCGGCCGAGCGGACGCGCCGGGCCGCGCTGGAAGAACGCATGAACGCCAGCACCGAGGACGAGCGACTGTATCGGCGGCGGCTGGACGAGGAACGGGATGCGCGGCGGCAGCCGTATCGGGATGCCTCACTTGGGGCGCTCGGGCGGCTCGGGTCGCTGATGGGCGGTGGACAGGGCCAGTGGAGGTCGCCGTCCAATGTCGGACGGCCGGGCACGCTCGGCGCCGTCGCAGGGAGATAAGCCAATGGCGATTGTGCCGATTTTTGACGACATGGGCAACGTGATCGAGTGGCGCGATACCGCGCCGTATGACAACGCGACCCCGCCGCCGACCACCACGGCGACCACGCCGCCTCCACAGGCGCCCGGGCCGAAGATTGGCACGAGCATCGGTGGGGGTGGGCCATTCACGGGCACGCCTGGGACGCCTGGGACGGTGGAGACGCCTCCCCCAACGGCTGGCCGTCCAGTGTCTGGACGTTCTGGTGATGTCGCGTGGGAGCCTTACGACCCGAACGCGCCGCAAATCCCAGGTAATCCTGATTACAACGTCCAGCCGTCGGGCGGTGATACGCCCGCGCCGCCATCGGGTGGCACTGGCGGCTCCGACTACAGCGGCGGCTTCGTCTGGCCGGAGTTCAACGCGCCGACCTTCGACCCCGGCCCGGCGTTTGTCGCCCCGCCCGCGTTCAGCTACGAGCCGTTCCGCTATGACGCCTTCAAAGCGCCGACGCTGGACGAAGCCAAAGCCGAGCCGGGCTACGAGTTCGCCCGCTCCGAAGGGCTGCGCGGCTTGGAGAACGTCGCGGCCAGCCGGGGCGTGGCCCGCACGGGCGGCACGCTCAAGGACTTGATCGGCTGGGGCAACCGATTTGCCGAGCAGAACTACGGCAACGTGTTTAACCGCGCCGGGCAGACCTACGACCGCAACTGGAACGCGGCCGCGAGCACCTACGACCGCAACCGGAACAACGCGGCCGATGCCTACCAGACCAACTACGGCATCAGCCGGGACGTGTTCGACCGCGACTACGGCCAGCGGAAGGACAAGTTCGGCTACGACTACCAGGGCGCGAAGGACATGTTCGCCCCGAAGGAACGCGCGGCCCAGGCCACGTTCGATGACATCTACCGGCGCTGGAAGGCCGAACTGGACGCGAACACCTCCATCGCCACGGCCGGGGCGGGCCTGTAAATGCCGATCCAGTCGGTCGGCTACGTCACGCGCCCCTACGCCTCGACGGACGGGCGCATCGGGGACTTGCTGCGCCGCCGTGGGGACACCACGGCGCAGGCGATTCTGCGGGGCGGCGAGATTCAGGCGCAGATGTGGGGGCGGCTCGGGCAGATGGCGCAGGGCGCGGTGAACGACTACGTGACGGAGAAGCGCGAGGCGCCGATTCGCCGCGATGAAGCGCGGATGCGCGGCTTGCGGATGCAGGCGGCGGAACGCGAAGCGGCGGAACCGGCACGGATGGCGGCGCAGGATTCGGCCTTCATGCGGCTGCTCTCGGAGTCGCCGGACGGCAACCCGGACCCGCGTGCCGTGGTGAGCATCTACGGCCCACAGAAGGGCCTGACGATCGCGCAGGGCTTGCACGCCTTCGGGGAGTTGCAGCGAGGCGATGTTAAGGACGCCCGCGAGACGGCCGGGCGGCTGGCGCTCGGCCTCAAGGTGATGAGTCCGCAGGCACAGGCGGCGCTGTGGCAGCCGGTCAAGGATGCGGCGAAGCGGGGCGGGTGGGGCGATGCGGTGCCGTTCCCGGACGCGCCGGATGCGTCGTTCCTCGATGGCCTGATTCAGTGGGGCACGGGCAAGGAGATCGCCAAGCCGAAGGATGAGGGCTTTACCCTCAGCCCCGGCCAGCAGCGGTTCGGGGCCGACGGGAAGCCGATTGCGAGTGTCGCAGCCGCGCCGAAGGAACCGACCAGCATCGACGCCGCGATTCTCGACGCGGAACGCGCCGGCAACACGGCCGAAGTGCAGCGCCTGCTCAGCCTCAAGGGCAAGGTGAGCGCGGCCGGGCGTGAACCGGACAAGCCGAACAAGGCGACCTACGAATGGGCGTTCGACCCGAAGTCCGGGAAGAACGTCTATGTGACGCCGGATGAAATCCGCGCGGGCGGATTCCAGAAGCCGACCGGCTCCCAGCGACCGGCTAGTGGCATGGAGAAGCGCGCGATGGGCTTCTTCAACCGGGCGCGGCAGGCCGACATCGATCTGGAAGGCTTGGAGCCGGAGATTCAGGGCATGGGCCTCGGGGCGCAGACCCGTATGGCCGTCGCCCCGAACGTGCTCCAGAGCCAGACCGGGCAGCAGTATACGCAGGCGCAGCGGGCCTTCACGGAAGCCAGACTCCGCAAGGACTCCGGCGCGGCGATTCCTGAACAGGAGTTCGCCAACGACCGGCAGACCTACTTTGCCCAGCCTGGGGACAGCAAGGAGACGCTGGAACAGAAGCGCCGCGCACGGGCGGCGGTGCTGGCCTCCCTCGGCACGGAAGCCGGGCAGGCGCTGGCGGAATACGAAGGCGACGGGGAAGCGGCTGCCGCACTCGTGCAGGGCTACAAGTCCCGGGCACAAAAGGCTGGCGGTGGTGGCACTCCAGCGGAAGGCACGCGGGGCGTCGTGAACGGCCAGCCAGCCGTCTGGAAAACGGTCAACGGGAAGGCTGGGTGGTATGCCGCCGACTGAGCGCCTGCTCTCCGGTGACCCGAAGGCCGCCGTGCTGCTTTCGGATGACCCGAACGCCGCCACGATTCCGCCCGCCCGCACGCCGGACCGGCCGCAGGGCCTCGCCACGATTGGGGAGATGGCGGGCGATGCGCTCGGCGGGCTGCGGTCCAGCGCGGCCCGCACGGTCTACGGCGGCGGCGACTACCTCCGGCGCGGCTGGAACGCCGTGATGCCGGACTCGCTGGACACGGAACGGATCATCGACACGCCAGAGGTGCAGGCGCAGATGCGCGCCCCGGACAGCCGCACGGGGCAGATGGCGTCCTTCGCGGGCGATGTGGGGCAGTTCTTCCTCCCCACGCCCTGGAAAGGCTCCAAGCTCGCGGAGGTCGGCAAGTCTGTTGCGCTGACGCTGGCGCAGACCCGCGATCCGTTCTCGGCGGGTGTCTCTGGTGGCCTGACGGCCGTGATCCCGGCGGCCGGAACGCTGGCAAAGGCCGCGCCGAAGATGCGCGCGGGCGCCGAGAAGTCGATGGCGCAGGCGCTCGGAGCGACGAAGGAATGGGCGAAGGATACCGCTGCGAAGGTCGCCCCCGGCATGTTGGAGCGCGGCGTCAAAGGCTCACGGGCCGCGATGCTGGAACAGGCGAAGGGCCAGACGCGGGCCGTCGGGGCGCAGATTAGCGAGGCGATTGCCGAAGCGGCGAAGGCCGGGCAGACCATCGACGGATTCGGGATACGCGAAGCTCTCCGCAAGGCGGCAGGCACGTTGTATGTGACGGACTCAAAGGGCGTCGGACTTCCTATCGCCGGGGCCGAGCGCACCGTCAAAGCACTCCGCCGTCTGGATGACTTTGTTAAGAGACTCGGACCCGACATCCCGGTTGAAAAAGCTGCGAAGGTCAAAACGCAGTGGGACCACATCGTGAGCAAGGCCGGGCTGTTTGGTCCGAAGGCGACGGCCTCCGCTACGGATAACGCGGATGCGTGGGCGATCCGTGAAGGCGCTGGGGCATTCCGGCAGCTCCTTGAGGAAGTCCCGAACTTGGACAAGCTCAACAAGGAATACGCCTTCTGGAAGGGCCTTCGTAGTGTGCTGAACGAAACCGAGAAGCGCGTGCAGTCGCAGGGCGGTGGCCTTGTCTCTGGCGTCACGGGCGGGATGGGAGCGGTGTCTGGCTTCGCGTCAGGCGACTCGATGAGCGACCGCGTGCAGAACGCGATCATCGGCGGGGTGGTCGGGCGTCAGTTGGTGCGCGTCCTCCAGTCGCCGGAGTTCCGCACGCGCGTGGCGGGGCCGCTCAAGGACAAGCTCGCGGAGGCGCTGGCGTCCGGCAAGACCAGCGAGATTCTCGGTGCGCTCGGGAAGATTACGGCGTCCGTGCCGGGACAACTATCCACGTCCACAGCCGGTGCCAGATGAAGGCGAGTTGGATGGCCCCGAGTGCCCAGTGTCGCTCCCACCACAGGGCGATCCAGATGGGCGCCCCGATGAGAAACGCGAGTCCGACAAGGACGAGCCAGAGCCGGTCGAGCCAGCGCCGCATGTGGCCGATCAGGGTAGCACAGGAGTCTAGGTAATGGCGACCGGAACTGTGATGCCGTCCCCCCTGTTTTATGGCTGGGACGACAACGGCGACCCCCTCAGCGGGGGCCTGCTGTACACCTACGCGGCCGGGACCACCACCCCCCTGGCGACGTATTCCGAGGTCACGCTGACCACGCCGAACGCCAACCCCGTCGTGCTGAGCAGCGCGGGCCGGGCGACGGTGTATCTGTCGGCCACGTCCTACAAGTTCGTGCTGAAAACGTCGGCGGGGGTCACGGTCTGGACGCAGGACAACGTGTCGGCGGTCCCGACCACGGCGGCCGATGTGGACGTGGTGGCGATTGCCGGGGTGGCGATTGCGGCGGGCGAGGCCGTCTATCTCTCGGACGGCTCCGGGAGCCTGACGGCGGGCCGGTGGTATCTGACCGATGCCGACCTCGCCTATGCCTCCAGCACGGCCAACGTCGTCGGCATCGCGCCGAACGCCATCGCGGCCGGGGCGACGGGCACGGTGCGCGTAGCGGGCCGGGTGACGGGCCTCTCGGGCCTGTCGGCCGGGTCGGACTACTACGCCAGCGCCACGGCCGGCGCACTCACGGCGACCGCGCCGAGCCTGTCCCGGCTCATCGGCCGGGCAGATACCACAACCAGCCTGGTGCTGGCGGGCGGCGCGCCGTCCTCCGGTGGCTACGACTACGTGCAGCTCCAGACCTGGGGCTAAGGGGTAGAGATGGCGAACGCAGTTAGCAAGATTCCGTTTTCCGCATCCACGCAGGGGCAGGGCATCAAGGTCGCGGCCACGGCCTCGGCCGGGACGCTCATCCACACGACCGGCACCAGCGCGACCACCATCGATGAGATGTGGATTCGGTTCTACAACGCGCACACGGCCGACGTGCTGGTGACGATTGAGTTCGGCGGGGCGACCGCGCCGGACCAGAACATCGTCCTGACGGTGCCGTTCAAGTCGGGCCTGGTGTGGGCGGTGGATGGCCTGCCGCTGCTCGGGAGCGGCACGGTGGCGCTCACGGTCAAGGTCTTTGCCGCGACCACGAACGTCATCATTGCCTACGGGTTCGTCAACAGGATACAGCCCTAATGCGACGGCCTAGCACGGCGGCGCTGACCGGCTCGGCGCTCAGTTCTCGCACCGCACAGGCGGGCTTCCGGTCGCTGATTAAATCGATTCAGCGCGGGAGCATCGTCATCGGCAATACGGCCTCGTCCAACACCGCGACGATTACGGCGGTGAGCACGGCGAACGCGGACCTGTCGCTGGTGTCGAGTTCGTCGGACGCCACGGTGGATAAGTGGGATTGCGTGTTCGGTCATCTGGCGCTGACCAATGCCACGACCATCACGGCCACGCGCACGGGCACGACGGGCGACAACCAGACCTACGTGTATGAGGTCATCGAATACTGGCCCGGGGTCATCAAGCAAGTGCAGCGCGGCACGATTGCGCTCACCGGCGTCGGGTCGAACACGGCGACCATCACGACCGTGAACACGTCCAAGGCGCGCCTCAACTGTCTCGGATTCCTCTGCACGGAACTGAGCGTCCCGAACCGCATCATGACGCGGATCGAACTGACCAATGCGACCACGATCACGGCGACTCGCGCGGTCGGCACGAACAACGTGACCATCGGGTATCAGGTGGTGGAGTTCTACTAATGGCCCGCTACGCGCAAGTGGATCGGGGCGTGGTCACCGGCTTCATTGACCGGGCGCCGGACGAGGCGCCCATCGGCCGCACGTTCGTGCCCGCGCCGGAGTGGGTGCAGGGCGGTGAGACGTATGTGGCCGGCGTGTTCACGCCCCGGCTGGCGCCATCGGTCGCGGAGATGGGCGTGGCGGACTTCGGGGGTCGGGCGTGGGCGGCGTGGCTGCTCTATCAGGCCCGGCTCACCCTCGGGCGTGACCCGTCTGCGGCGGAACGCCGGGCGGCCCGCGAAGCGCTGCTGCGCGCCTATCAGGACGTTGGATGAGTCCCCTGGTCCAGATGCACCACGACCTCGGGTGGCCCGGTCGGCTGATTGTGTTCAGGTGAAACCACGATGACCACGGAACGACGCATTGGCTTGGGCGTGCAGCTCGCGGGGGTGATTGTCGCGGCGCTCGTCGCCTACTTCACGACACAGGCCAGTATTCAGGCCGAAATCGCGGGCATCAAGGCCACACAGGTCAGCCAGTTCCAGGAAGTGCTGCGACGGCTGGCGGACATGCAGGCGGACATCCGCGAGATTCGCACGCGATGAGCCTGATCTGGACGGTGCAGCGGCGGCCCACGGTGGACGGGGCGACGATTGGCGAGCTGGACCTCGGGTCCGGGCGGTTCTGCTACACGCTGGAAGATGCCATCCGGGAGGCCCCTGGCGTGCCCGTGGCGGCGTGGAAGGTGCCGGGGGCCACGGCGATCCCCGCGGGCCGCTACAAGCTGACGGTCACGCAGTCGCAGCGGTTCGGGCGGCCCTTGCCGCTGCTGCTCGGCGTGGACGGCTTTAGCGGCGTGCGGATTCACCCCGGTAACACCAATGCGGACACGAGCGGTTGTTTGCTGGTGGGGCAGGCCATCGGCGGGACGAACACGCTGCTGCGGTCCCGGCTGGCGTTTGACGAGCTGTTCAAGCGGCTCAAGCACGCCGTCCGCGTGATGGATGTCTACCTCGACATCAAGAATCCGCCCGCGCGGCTGCCGGGGGAGTTGGCCGCATGACGCGGCTGGTGTGGGCGGGGCTGGTCGATCCGCTGGGCGAGGTGCGCGAGTTGCAGATCCCGTCCGATGCGGCACCCGAGGCGCGGGCGCAGGGCTGGCTCGTGCTGGACGACGCCACGTGTCCCGCGCCGGTGCCGGTGCGGAGCCAGCCGGACGCGACGGGGTATTCCTCGCCGGAGGATGACGATGACGACGGGGCCTAGCGTGCGTGTCCGGGATGCGGCGGGCCGATTCCGGCCGTTGCGCTGGTGGGAAAAGCTCGCGCTGGCCGTGCTGCGTCGGAGGATCGGCCGATGACCTGCCCGCACTGTGGCGAATCGACCCTCCTCGAGCGCATCGGCCACACGCTGCCGCGCTGGTTTTGCGCAGTGTGTGGGAAAAGCTGGCCAGCATGAAAAACCCCTTCCGCGCGCTGAAGGTGCTGACGCGGGCTAATGCGGTGCATGACGTGCTCAACGAGGGCGCGCGGCGGCCGGAGCGATACCGAGATGCGGCGTTGTATCGGCGCGGGCTGACGGCGGTGGCCGCGCTGGTGGAAGTGCTTCCCTTACCGCCTGTCTGGAGAGTTGCCATCATGGGTGTTCTTAAGGGTGCGCTGAAGAACTGGAAAACGTCGCTCATTGGCATCGGCGCCGGGGCGGGCATCGCGTTCCTCGCAGCCGTGCAGAGCGGCCTGTCTCCAAAAGATGCGCTGATGGCGGCGGCCGTGGCGGCGCTGGGCCTGGCCGCGAAGGACGGCGACCAGACCGGCGTCGCGAAGTAACGGCGACCCCATGCGCGGCCTCCGGCGCGCGGCGGCGGCCCTGCTCCTGTCGGTGGGCGGTGCGACGGCCTACCACGTCCGTGGGCTGCGTATCGGCCCGTTCTACGGCTGAATAGTGTCTCCATAGCCCACCTCCGCGCAATAACATGGCGTCACGACACACGCCCGCGTGTGATTATTGCGAACCGGGAGAGGACCACAAAAACTTCTTGTAATCCGTCCAGCGGCGCGGTAATCTCTCGCGCATGGTGACAGCGACACAGCGTAAGGCCGTGCGGCGGGCCTACCGGAACTTTCGAGACGACCGCAATCTGACAGCGCAGGAAGTGGCCGACCGGACCGGGATCACCCCGCCGCTGCTGTCTAACATTGAGAATGGCTGGCGAGAGCCGACCGACGCCCAGCGCAAGGCGATTGCGAAGGTGCTGCGCGTGGCCGTGTCCGCCCTGCCAACGCTGGCGCAGGGGGCCGAATGAGCCTCTATCCCAGCGACCCGCCGGACGACCGCGACCCGCTGAACCCGTCCATCGGTGGGCCGCTGCGCCGCGTGCTGTCGGCCGACGCCCTCGCCACGTTGCAGGCGAATCTGCTCGCGGCCCTGCGCCGGGCGCTGCCAGTGGTCCGGCCGCCTGAGCCGGACGAGGACACCGCCTGTCCCGGCTGCGGGCACACGCCATGCGACTGTGACACGCGCTGCCCGGACTGTCACCAGCCCTACCGCGACGAGGACGAGCAGGCGCGTGGGCAATGCACCCCCTGCTACGGCGATGCGCTGGACGCGCAGCGGGACGAGGTGGCATGAGTCACATCATCGACGTGCCCGCCGGGGACCGCGTGGACATCGTGCGGATATGCGAGACGCACGGGTGGGCGAGTCTCTACCACCCCAAGGAACTCCACGCCACGCCGGACGGCTGCCCGGACTGCGAGGACCACGACCGGGCGGCGGGGCAGCGGCGCTATCGGGACCTGACGGCTCGGGGGCTGACGTGCGACTCGACAGGGAGGACAGTCTAATGGAGATCACGCGCGCCCTCGCGGAGAAGGTGCGCGACACGGTCATGGCCGGGCTGGTCTCCGGTGTGGGAGTAGCGGAGCTTGGGAAAATGTGCGTCGAAGCCGCCGTGTGCTACTCGCTCGGCCTTCCGCACGGGGACGATCCGGGCTGCGTGGCCCAATCGCTGCGTCGGATCGAGATCACGCTAAACGAGGCGTCCTGGTCATCGAAGGAGGCGCGGGCGGCAGGCCTACTGCGGATGGCGCTGGTGCAGTTGGGCAGCGCGGGCGTGCTGGACGAAGGCGAGTTCGTGCGGCGAGTGGTGGACATCACCATTCGCCGGTCGGTGCCGCTGGCCCTGCGTGCGGCTGCTCGGCGGAATCCGGCTCATGCCGTGGCACTGGAAGCCGCGGCAGTGCGCTGTGGGCAGGAAGGCACGCGAGAGGCATCACGGGAAGGTGAGCGCGTAGCGCGAGCCGCCGCCTCCGCCGCCGCCGCCGCCGCCACTGCCGCCGCCGCCACTGCCGCCACTGCCGCCGGGAAGCGATACGTCCGGGACCGTGAAGCCGGGAGTCAAGATAGTGCCGGGAGTGTCGATCCGGTCGGCTCTGCCGGGAGCGTCGAAGCCGGTTCCAGATGGTGAGCTCGGAGCGCTAATCGACGGGAGACTGATCGAGACGTTTCCGATTACGTCGATCTCGACTCCGGGTAATAAATTTAGAGCTTTGATCGCGAAGTTTACGCCGC